ATGTTTGGAAGCACCTTTGGTAGTTTGAATCTTGTTAGTGGTAGTTTGCTTCTCGGTGGAACTGCTGGTTCAACTATCGCAGAAACAGGTGGCTTGCTTACGCTCATGTCTAAGGGTGGCACGCTCACGCAAAAGAATATCTTTGCCGACTCACCCAACGGTGGCTCATCTACGTCTGTGATTTCTAACATCACATTTAGTGGAAACATTACTGATGATATGGTCATGGATCTAAGACAAAGTAATGACAGTAATCTTCTTGAGGCTAGAAATGAAGAGGGTGTCGATCTCGCTGGTGGAGACTCAAAGTTTGACTTGTTGAACGAGGATGCCGTATACCTTGAGTTTGTTGAGTACGACGCATCTGGAAACAAAAGATATGCAGTTGGTAACTTTGACATTCAGATTACAATGCCATCTTACTTGTTTGTTAACGAACTTAAGTCTAGAAGAACAGGAGATCCTACTATCTCAGCATCAAATGAGATTAGATCTGTGATCGGTGCTGTTGCACTAGTTGATCAAGAAAAACTGCTCGACGTACCATCTTCAATCAACCTTTCCGATGATGCTAATAACCAAAGAGTTGTTCTATTCAGTCCAAATAGAGGAAGAAACTTGATTCACACTGATGATTTTGTTTCTGGTAGTCCCCAACAACTTACCTTTAATCTTCGTGGCAACTGCACAACGGGTGTTCGTGTTGCCTTGATTGTATCAAAAACACACGCGGTGGTTGGGCAACGTGTTGGTGCGATTTATCGCTCACCCGGATCTTTCAGTGCTAAGTTCTTTAACGTGGAGTAAAAATGACATTTACTAATCAAAGATACATCGGTGATCAAAATGGTGAAAGAGTTCTCCTCGTTCAAAATGGGGTAAACTTTTTTAGAGGCATTACACTTGGCTCATCAACCACCGAATATGTTTCGGCTGGTGGTGCTACTCTTTCAACAACTGCGGAGTTGAATCAGTTTATCGCCAATAGAGCATATTTGAACTATGTGCAAGAATCGATTTCGTCCTCGACGATTAAAACGACCTCCTCTGATCTTTTCACAAATAGTGGCTCTGGACAAACTGGTAATGGTTCAGGAGATGTGCGAACTATTCCTGATCCCCGCATCTCTCATAGAGTTGAGTTCCCACACGGAACCACAAACGGGATCGGTAGGCTTGCCGTAACTGGTCCCACTCACATGACACAACTTGTCATCACAGACAATGATTCTAGTGTTACCTTTGACTGTTACTTTGCCAGATTCTTTGACGGTTTTACAACGGGTGCAACGAACTCGATTGAAATCATGCTTGTTGGTGCAACCGGAAACTCGGTCACCGCTGGCTTTATTGGACGAACTGGACCGTTCTTGTTTGAGACTCCTGATGGAGCAACCTCTCAGGCTGTCAGAGGTGATATCAAAACTCTTAAAAACGTCAACTCCTTTAGAGAGTTTGTAAAAGATCAAGCAAGTCTTTCACTTGACGGTGCGACATTCAATGCGATTACTTACGGGGTCGCAGCCGACAAAACCGCAATCTTCTTTAGAGGAACAACTGACCTTACTGAACTCTCAACGATTAGCAACCTGTTGGCGGTTAATCAAAAGGGTCGAAGTGCTGACTACATTTCGTCATATCATGTGCCATTCTTGGGAGCGACAAGTGCAACTTTCGGTGTTGTGGGCATCACTTTCAACGCTGTCACTGGCGGGTCTGCAAGCACTGGAGAGCATCCGATTTCTGAGTTTGATGATGCCCTTGGCAAGTTGTTTAAAGTTAAGACTGATACAAAACTGACCCTTGATGCAACAATCAAGAGTTTGAACGATGCTACAACGATTCGTGAGATCACAAATACCTCGTTCTAATGAGTGAGTCTGAGCATAAGCCAAAAGGTGGGATGAAAAGACGTAGGAAGCCTCGTTCCAATACATATAAAAGGACAAGGAGCGACCTAGATGGCAACACCCACGACAAGAGAAGAACTAAAACAGTATGCTCTAAGAAAACTCGGCGCACCAGTGATCGAGATCAATGTTGATGACGCACAACTTGAAGATGCACTTGATGACTCGTTACAAATCTTTGCTGAGTATCACTTTGATGGTGTAGAAAAGGTTTTCTACAAGTACGAAGTCACGGACACCGATATCTCCAACGGATATATCGATGTTGGAAACATCGGTAGCACTGGTCCCAACGACTCACCACAGGTATCTCCCGGTAGCAGCATTGTTTCTGTTTACAAGGTCTTTCAGTTTGACGAGGGTGGTGCAGGAACAAACATGTTCAGCGTGGACTATCAACTTGCACTAAGTGATGTGTATGGTATTCGTGCGCCCGGAAACATGTCACAATACGCGATTACACAAAGTTACATTCAAATGTTGAAGGACATGCTCTCTCCCGAAAAGTCTGTGCGTTTTAGTCGTGTGACAAACAGAATCTATCTTGACATGGATTGGGATGATCTATTGAACTCTGGCGATTTCTTGCTGATTGAGGCTTATGCATCTCTTGACCCTGCAACGTATACAGAAATCTTCAACGATATCTTACTCAAGAAGTATACAACTGCTGCCTTCAAATATCAGTGGGGAACCAACTTGATGAAATATCAAGGAATCAATCTTCCGGGTGGCGTTCAGTTTAATGGTGATCAACTTATGTCTCAAGCAAAGGAGGAGATGGAGCGGATCGAGGAAACACTTCAAGATAAGTACGAACTCCCCGCTAACTTCTGGGTCGGCTAATGGCAACTAATCAATATTTCAACAAGTTCGCAGCCAGAAACGAGCAAACACTCGTTCAGGATCTCGTAGACGAAGCCATCAAGATTCATGGCGTTGATATGGTCTACATTCCGCGAACAGTTGAAAATACTGATGACCCACTAGGTGATGCAAAGATTGTTTTGTTTTCTGATGCCAGAGACATCGAGATGTACGTCGAAAACTATGAGGGTTTCGAGGGCGAAGGCGAAATCATGGGTCAGTTTGGTCTTGAGATCAAGGATGAGATGGTCGTTGCCGTGTCGGGAAGAAGATTCAAGGAAGTGTTTAGTCATAAAAACTACACATCTCCCAGAGAAGGCGACCTGATTTTTTTCCCTTTGAATAAGTCACTTTTTGAGATCAACTTTGTTGAAAGAGAAAAGAACTTCTTTAGTTTTGGTAAAACCTTTACATTCGAAATGCGTTGCAGTTTCTTCAAGTATACCGGCGAGGACTTTACTTCAGGTTTCGATGCAATCGATGGCGTAACCATGTCTGCATTTGACCAGTTGCTCGTCGTAGGAGCCACCGCAGGAACCGGAGAGTTCAGAGATGGGGAACGAGGTCACCTTTACACGGACGCGGCAGGAAGCGTCACAGGGGCTACTATCGACATCATTGAATGGGATACAAATACGGACACCGCGACGATTCGACTTATCAACGGAACCACAGTTGGTGCTACTTGTATGCGGGGTGAAGCCTCTGGAGCATCGTTTGGTATTCACACTATTGGTCTGACCCAAGAATACTTTGCCAAAGATGGTCTTGAGGATAACACAGAGATTGACTTTGAGGCAGCGAGTTTTCTTGACTTTACTGAGAAAGATCCATTCTCGGAGGGTAACTTCTAATGTTTACTACATTTTACAATGAAACTATTCGCAAAACTGTGATTGGGTTTGGTAGTCTTTTTGATGACATTTATGTGCAAAGATTGAACTCCGCTGGACAACTTGAGAAGAAGATTCTTGTTCCAGTCTCGTACGCACCAAAAGAGAAGTTTATTCGAATGCTACGAGAGTACCCTCTGCTGAAAGGTGATGGATCAGACACACATATTGGACAGGTTCTCCCTCGCATGGGGTTTTCAATCACAAACATCGACTACGATGGTTCGAGAAAACGAAACACTGTTTTTAGACGATATGTGGATGGAGCAGTAAATCCTACGACTGGTTTGGTGGAACAAAATAAAACTCAGTTTACTGAGGTTCCTTACAACATTGGTTTCAACTTGGCTATCGGCGGAAGAAGCACAGATGACTGTTTGCAGATCGTTGAACAAATCTTGCCATACTTTACGCCAGAGTTTACTTTGACGATCAACTTTACTGATAACTTTAACACCAAGATTGATGTGCCAATCATTCTCAACTCGGTGTCTCCTGAGTTTGAGTTTGAGGGAGATACGTCAACACAAAGAAACGTGACTTTCAACCTGTCGTTCACCGCTTTGTCTTATGTGTTCTCACCGATCAAAACCAGCAAGATCATTCGCAAGACCGATGTTACCACATTCATCAGTGGCTTCAACACGGATGGGTCTATCACTGGTCCGACCGGAGCGATTGCAAGATCGATTTCATCAATCACTGGTCCGTCTGGTGCGAGCAGTATGCCGCCTAACGCATCCGTCACAACAGAAAACTTTGAGTTTGGTAGTGGACTAAGTATTACTGGAGCGACCTTAACATGAGCGATGAAAACCCACTAGAAGATGCACTCAACATCGACCCTGTTGAAAAAGAGGAAAAGATGCCGCTGCGAAAGCCTGTGGAAATCGACTTGTCAAAGTTCCCAGAGCGAAAGCAAATGCACCAAAGACAAGATTACTCTGAGGTGCGTGAAAACCTCAAAGAGTTAATCGATGGTGGCAAGATTGCACTCGATGGCATTCTCAAAGTTGCGTCCGAGAGCGACAGCCCGCGTGCGTTCGAAGTCGTTAGTCAGTTACT